CGCCGAAGCACCCAATCTTTCCTGAGTCCGTTCCGTAGTTAGGAGTATATCATTTACCAGAACGGCTGTATCAAACTGTATATCGGATTCCGTTATCGCGCTTTCATAATGTATGCTGGCAACCGCTTCACTCGAACTCATACGAATATCGTTTATCTCTTGAACCATCTGCTCGACGGTTTTTTCTGATTTGTAATTTAAAGCAACCGCATTTAACCGAGCCGTCTCTAACGACATGGCGGCGTTCTCGTCTATAATTTGTGCGCGGTATATCCCATTCGCTAAAGCATTCGCCGCCGAAAATTCATCCTCTCGTTGAATGATGTCCGCCTGAAACTCAAAATCTTCAGCAGCAAGCTGCGCGTTTTCCGCATTAATCCTTGCTTGTTCCCTAGCTAAAGCCGCCTGTTGTTGCGCCGCCTCACGCGCAGCTTTGGCTTGTTTAATTCCACCAATAATTTGTGCCCCTGTGCCTACTACTGAAGCAATTGCAGATACAACTCCCAATATTCCTAATGCCATTATACTAATCCCTTAAAGTACAGTGTTTCTGTTGTTATCATCTCTGGGAAGTTATTTGTGAAATTATAGAAAGAATACCTATCGGGTATGCCTGTTCCTGAACTATTACAAAGGTATCCCTTACATCCGAATTAACATTTAAATTTATTTCTCTGTCTCCAGTAAAAAGATCAGGGGTTTTATCCATATCATGCGCGGGACTCGTATCCCGGAAATCTTCCTGCACAAGGTCTGTTGTAGATTTTCCATGCTTAAACCCTAAAGTATTTATTAAGCGAAGTGTGAGTCGGTGAACCCGTTTTAATCTCCCAGAAGTAGATCCAAGCGAATCCTCTACCTCATAAGGCATCGGTTTAATGGTAGATGCTTTATGATAACCTACATGTACCACTGATCCTGTTTCCGGAAGAGTGATTTTCCCTGTCGTTGCACTAACCGTTAAATCTCCTATATCTTCCCCATCAGAAACAACCCGGACAGATTCTCCGGGGAGATGACCAAGACCCGCAATACTTAAAACAGCTGCTCCGTTATAAGTTAAAGAGGAATCCACATAACGCATATTATTTTTATCCTGAACCCCTGTTGGAATAAATTCATTCTGAATAACTTCTATATATCGAACAGTTTCACTATTAATTGTTCGTTTTACTACGACATATACATCATCATCCTGACCTGTCCCTGAAGGGCAGGCAGCCACACCTTCAACTACCGCATCTCCGGTAGAAAAAGATCCACCTATCTTATGTCTGTGAAAAGCGGTAATTTCCTGAGATCGATTGTAAGTCAACCCAACAAGTACTCCATCATTTCTCGCTATCCAGATAAGAGTCTCAGGAGACCGCTGAACAGCTATACTCTCAACATTTGTCCCATCTCGTATAATATGCTCCGCTAGGATTGTAAGATCATCTGCTACATACGCATCTATATCAAAATTATATTTAAACTCCCTAAGTTTTGTTCCCGCACGTTGAACAAAAAGAATAGAACTATCTATTTTAACCGGAGCTACCTTTTCAGAACCAAAATTAGTGTGTTCTGAAATACGAATACTTGCAGGGGTAAGCGGAGCAGAAACAGATGTACCTTTAATTTCCCATTCTGCCGCAAGGGTCCCGATAATAAGTATCGGTCCTGAACTCATCCATTGAATCGTATTTACCTCCTGCGCGGCAATCGTTACAGTGATTGCGTTAGTGTCTAAAACCGTTGAATTTGTTTCTGTAGGGGAAAAATTCCTATACTCAGCGGAGTTAGACATCCATACTGTATCAGGGTTATCTACCGATCCTCCAAAGGTAAGGCGGTTCTGATGGAAAACTACTGACCCGGGCCAATTGGCATCTTTCCACGCACCAAGCCTCCATTTCTGTGTCCTCCCAGAAAATTTGAAAATGCTCGGATCATAGGGATCAAGAGGAACAAATCGTGTAAGATTTGCATTAATTTGTGTAGTAGAACTAAAGGTTACTATCTTTCCCCAAACTTGCTCTCCACCAAAATTCATCCTAATTACCCTGTTATCCGCAACATCCGTAGAAGCAAAAATTGCGTCTGTAGAAATTATTGTGGCAAGATAAGTCTCATTAGAGACGGTTATATTTGCCGGAGGTGTATGCATCGTTAAAGGAGCCGCACTTATCTCCAAATTCTTCTCATCGACAAATTTTGAAACAAGAGACCAAGTCCAAACCCCTCCTCCGGGGGTTGTCTGATAGCGGATATAATGCCCATCCATCGAATTTGTAAAAACCGATTTATCAGATACTAAGGTATCAGGAGTTCCAGCGGAAAAAGTATAAGCTGCTGTAGGATCTAATGTCGTCCATACATTATCAATCGCCTCTACTGTGGCAACTGGCTCTGAGACAGACACCCATTTCCCTAAAGCATAGTCTTCCCCTACAATGTATTCAACGTAATCTCCGGTTCCAAACCCTGTCCAATTCCCTGTAGTGGTAAGATCCTTTCGATAAGTAACAGCACTTATATATACAGTTGTATCGGTTATATTCTCATCAAGATAGGGGCCATCCTCAAAAACAGAATCCGTTAAAGTCCAATCGGTATGGCTTGTTCTGGAAAACTCTGCCGGAGCGTGGTTTGTATGGGCAATAAAAAGAACATCTGCACTTTGAGTGAAGCTTATAAAGGGAAGTTCCGCTTCCGTATAAGTAGACGTAACAGCAACTATTTCCGAATCCTCTCCCTCACTTATACGAACATCATAAGCCTTTATGCTACTCGACCCCGCTCCAGTATAACTATAACTGAAATCATCTTTAAGCATACGAAGTTCTACATCCACATGATTGGCATAAGACGCTCCAGCGGAAAAATGCATCTTAATACAATAATAAGATAAAAAGGGAGTTTTTTGGACCGTAGCCGTTGAATTGGCAGGCGATCCGTTTACCGTCCCGTCGCTTAGATCAAAATTAGCGGTGCATATAGTGTTATCATGATTCCTTACATATAATTGGGCATTTCTTGTCCCTGTCCCTCTTTTTACTTTAGCAGACATAGTATATGTTTTACCTAGTGTCAGAATAGCAGTTCCTATATTCTCCTGTGAAATAGCATGTAATCCCCCTACTCCCGTCTCTACAATTTCATCTACAATAGTCGCCCCTAAATGATCATCATCGGCATTCGCACTTATTGTTACATTATTTTTTGCCCAATCAGCGTGATCAAACGCAGAAGCCTGTGTCAATTCCGCGACATTGTCGGGCTGAACTACCCCCCCATCTCTCATGACGCGAATCTGGTTATCGCAAAATTCAAGCATATACGCCTGAATATTTGAAAATTCAAACGGGACTAAGCGGGATTTTTTTGAATTGTCTTTCGCTGTTTTTACAAAAGCGGTCCCGCTGCGGCGAACTATTCCTCCTTGGGTTTTACAAACCATATTCTCTAATGTTTCAAGAGCATTAAAATAGTTTTTTAGGTCTGTTCTTCCAAACAGATAAGGACTAACCTCCCCGGCAGAAAAGTTAGTTTGAATAATAGTCTGCGCTCTTCCCCGACGTGTCGAAGTGCTTGCCATTTATATAACTCTTATTGCTGTTGTCCAAGAAGTAATCTGAGCCTGATTTACACTGTCTTCTGTTGAAGACACATAAGCCCCTTGCGCTAAAGTCATTCTATACCCTCGTTCCATCTGATCCCGCAAAGCTCCATCATTAGTTATCTTAACACAGGTATCCCATGCTAAATGATAAGCTATAGCTTCCCCTAAAAGATCATCAATATCTTGAGCATTGTCCTCATCTATATCCCAGATATAAACCAACTCCAAAGTGTTTGAATTAGAAAGAATTTTCTGTCCCTCTATTCTCCAGAACGTCCCGGTAGGGGTAATATCAATTACACGGATATAGTCCGTAGGGAGTTGATGTTCGTAAGTATAACCAAAAGCGGGTTCTGTTACAAGTAGAGCAGGAAGCACCCGTTTCTTAGCGCATTGCCAAGGTTTATCTCGAAGCGTAGCACGTTTAACCATTTCAAATCGAGTGTTCATTATCTCCGCATTATTAGTTGTATCGGAAAGAGCGGCTATCCTGTCCTGTCCTAACTTTATTAAAGCGGAATTGGCTATATCAGTAAAATTCATTTAATATAAAAGACCCCGGCCCCCTTTGTTCAGGGGCCGGGACTTTGTTAGATTTAAATATGATTATTCTGAATACATCAGATAACCTTTAACAACGGCTGCCGCAGCCCACACAGCTCCTACAACTGTGAAGACAAGGTCCACTTCTTTTTTGGTGACATAAAGGAAGTTTAACGCAGCTGTATGATTAAAATCATCATTACCTGCTGCTGCCATATCAATGTCATTACCGAGCAAGTCGGCATCATCAGCAACCGTAGCTCCTGATGTGTCATCAATATTTCCGTTTCCATCATGTCCCCTGAGTCCAATATCTGCCAACGCTCCGGTTCCTAATGCAGTATTATCAAGCTTACCACCAAGCAGCATTACCCCGGGAGGTAATGTCGCCATGCTGACAACTGTAGCTATAGCAATAGTTCCGGTTGGAACAGTATAATCGAACGAGACTATACGCAATCGACCACCTCTTTCATAAGGTTTCAGGGCAGACCATCCGACTGCATCCTGATTGGTCACCTGAGTAGATTTATAATCCACACTAATCATGATAACTCCTTATTTTTATGGTGATTCATCCGCATAGACTCGCACAATACCTTCCTCCCACATCCGGGAAGCGTCGAAAGACGCTTTCACCTGAAGCTGAATATTATTATTCTTGGAAGGATTAGGACCAACAAAGGTCTGTATTTCCATACCTATTGCTGCAATCATAGCCCGACGTGTCCATGCATAGCATGTCCTTACATCGGTAGCTGTTACAAGAGGAAGAAGTTCAGTCGAAATGAAAGTAAATCCCAAAAAGGTATTTACTTCCCCATGCACCAAGGCTTTCACCGCAGCGTAGTCCGAACTTGTAACTTCTGTCTCTTTTAAAAGGTCTTGAAGCTGCTTTGCTGTTACAACAAAGACTTCATTCCCTTCTATAGCTTCCTGCTTTTGCAGCAAATACCTAGCTTGCCGTAATTTAGCAACATTGAGACCGCTATTTGCCGCGCCCCCACTGTCTACATAATTTACTGCAACATCTTGGTTGGTATCAAATACCACCGAGGTGCTGCCAGTTTTACCACTATAAGAGGTTCCACCGGCTGCATCTACAATTTGCTGATCTAATTGGCGGCCCATGCCGTCTCTGGCCTCTGTCAGATAGGGTGATTGGAAATTAGCGATGGTCTGAACTTTATCAGGATCATCGATCATATCCGCATGCGACCAATGCCGCAAGCTTACCCGTCTGCGAGTGTGAGGAGTATCCGTTAATACTGTGTCAGCGTGTCGGGTAACAATCTCATTTACTGAAACCTTCCCCGTTCTGTCATAGTATGCGTGTTCTCCCTGTTGCCGTTCGACACGAACCCAATCTCTAAGACGTGAACCTTTTTGCTGGAAAGCCCTTTCAAGATTTGCGCTATATTGTTGAACTAGCGCGGTATCAATTTGTGTTGACATCTTTATAAGTCCTTATGCAAAAAAGATTCTAGGTTGACTTCGGATGAGCTACCCATCTTACGACGGACTAACCCTAGCTGATACGTCAGCTTTCCCGTCGGGTTTACCCGAAATCAACCGGACTTATAAGAGCTACCCGGTAAATATATGAAAAAAGTAATTCTTTGGACTTGTCAAGACTTTTGACAGGGAAAATTCCCCGGGAAATACTTTTATAAAAGCGGTTGTGAGCTTGAAGAAACTAATGGCACTGAATCGGTTTGAATTGCAGATGAATCTGCTACTTTTCTTAAATTTAACATTCTTTCAGTCGCTCCACGATCCCCTGTCTCATATAGTTTCATAAAACCCGGATCTGCTTCCAGTCTTTGAATTTCCGATTGCGCCGCTGTCTCATTCATAACAAAAAAGTCACTCATTTTTCGTCCGTCGCTAGTGTCTTCAGAAAAATGTTTGCCCACATTAGCAAGAAATTTGATAAGCGCGGGATTGTTTCCAAGTCCCGTAGTCTCAAGGTGTTCCGAAAGCTCATCACCCCCATAACGCTTGACCATAGCATTTGCAAGATCCACAT